CTACTATTTCTGTACACTATGGCGTAAACTTGGCGGTTCTGTATATGTAGCACCACACGTTAAGGTAGTGCACGTAGGAACCTATATATTTGTTTAATTTGCAATAATTTTGTAAAAATAATGTTATAATTTAGTCATGGCACAACAATCAATTTCAACAGTAAAATCACGTTATGAGACTGGCGATAGGCCATCTCAGCAAGACTATGAAGATTTAATTGACACTACCGCGTCCCAAGCAACACGCCTTGGTACTTTCGGTAATAACGACAACACAATATCAGAAATTCAGAATATAACAATTTTTGATAGTTTTGATGCAACAGAGTGGAGAATGGTTAAGTACCTTGTTTCAATTTCTAAAACAACACAAGGCGATAACTATTTCTACGCAACAGAATTGACCATATTGGTTGACGGAGCAGATGTTTCCGTAAGCGAATATGGAACAATAGACAATGATGGGAATATTGGAACCATAAGTGTCTCAAGGGCTGGAAATACAGTGGCTTTAACAATCACTCCAGACTCAGTAATAAAGCCTGTCACCTTGCGTTACGCACGCATGGGACTTAAGGCATAAGGAGATAAAAAATGGCAACAGTAACAAAAAATTTCAAGATTAAACATGGTTTAGTCGTTGAAGGAACAACAGGTACTATTGATGGCTTTGACATTCTGACAAAAAGTACAGATAATCAACAGTACATTATAGACCTGGTTGGTGGAGACGCTTCATCAAACGCAGTAGCAAACACACTAGTACTTCGTGATGCAAATGCAAACTTTTTTGCAAATACAATCACAGCAGACTTAGTTGGAGATGTAACTGGTCAAGTATCAGACATTTCTAATCATAATTCTGATGATGTAGCAGAAGGTACAACAAACCTTTACTTTACAGATGAAAGAGCAGAAACAGCAATGGCTGGACTTTACGATCCAGCAGGCTCAGCAGCAAATGCTTATGCAAACGCTCTGTCTGATGCAGAAGATTATGCTGATGGATTAGCAACTAACTATGATCCAGCAGGATCTGCAGCAAATGCTTTAGCAAATGCAAACTCATACACTGACAACGCAATTTCTAATGCAGTCTCTGACTTAGAAGAATACACTGACAACGCAATTTCTAATGCAGTCTCTAACTTAGAAGATTATGCAGACTTTGCAGTAGGTAATGCAATTGCTGATTTAACAAACAATGCACCAGCGTTATTAGATACACTTAACGAAATCGCAGAAGCAATTGGTGACGATGCAAACTTTGTTGGAACAATAACCAACTTAGTTGCAGAAAAACAAAATGCTTTGATTGCAGGAACTGACATTGATATCGTAGGAAACACAATTTCCTTTACTGGAAGTTACGATCCTTCAGGCTCAGCAGCAAATGCTTATTCAAATGCAACTGCTTATACAGACCTAGAAATAGGAAATGCATATGCAGATTTAGAACTGTTTGCTAACAACGCAGCAGGAAATGCTTTAGCAAATGCAAATTCTTACACAGACAATGCAATTAATCTTTTGTCAACAACTGATATCGAAGAAGGAACAAACGAATACTTCACAGATACAAGGGCTAAAGAATCAGCAGCAAGTTTGTTAACACTGGCAACTCTAACAAATATCACAATCACAGGTAACTCTGAAGGATTGGTAATTACAGCAGAAAATGGTGTAGGAGACTCTAACACAGATGCTTTGATTGAAGGTTCAACAAACCTTTACTTCACAGATCAACGTGCAGTAGATGCTCTTGAAGCAATAATACCTAATTTCACTGAAATTGATATTAACACAGTTGCTAGACAAGTAGCAGCAACAGTAAATGCTCCAACAGCAAGCACAGTTACAGCAATTGACTGGGCATTAGCAGAATATCGCTCAGCCGAATTCTTAGTAAAAGTTGCTTACGGTGCACACACAGAAGTTTCAAAAGTTATCTTAACTCTTGATACTTCAAACAACATCGCAATCACAGAATACGCAATTGTAGGAACAAATGGATCTGCATCCACAATTTCTGCAGACGTAAACGGAACAGATGTAAGACTAAGAGTAGCAACAGCCAATAACAACTCAGATGTAACAGTTGTTGGTACATTGTTAGTCTAGTAAAAAAATTAGGGGGCAGTAAATGACTACAAATCTAAAAGATTTTAAAGTCAAGAATGGATTAGTCGTAACTAACGGCGGTTCATTTGGAAACGCGGTAGCAGTAGGAACACCTACACACTCAAGTCACGCTACTACTAAAGAATACGTAGATTCTGTAACTGGTATACCAGTAGCAAATACTGCCCCTATTTCCCCAGACAATGGGGATATGTGGTTTGATACCACGGCAGAAAGATTAAAAATTTATTATGAAACTGACTGGTTTACAATTGCAACAAGTAATGACATACAAAATATTCCAGATCACATTCACAATACATCAATTGACGGAGACGGAAGAATATCAACAACCTTTTATGATGCCGCCAGTTATGACGATCCACAAACTTCTACAATAAATGGAGGATCCCCAGATTTAATAACATGGGCTCAAACATTTGATGGTGGAAATCCAAGCAGTGAATTTAATTAAAACATTTTAAAAAAGTGTTATAATTAAGTGAAAATACAAAGTAGGTAAGACCTACACAAGGAGATAAACATGGCAACAAGGATGCTACAACGTAGAGGAACTGCTGCACAGTGGGCTAATGCTAACCCTACTCTAGGTTCTGGAGAAATTGGTTTTGAAACCGACACAGGACAATTTAAAATGGGTGACAACTCTACAGCATGGGATGATTTGCCATACTTTAAAAATATAGAAGATCTAGGCGGAAACCTAGACGATTACATTTTATTAGAACAAAAAGGTGCAGCAAACGGTGTTGCTACATTAGATGGAAGCAATTTAATACCTACAGCACAGATACCTAGTGGTATTGCTAGAACTGCAGATTACGTTGCATTAACACAAAAAGGTGCAGCAAACGGTGTTGCCACATTAGATGGAAGCAATTTAATACCTGTAGCACAAATACCAGATGCCATTGCTAGAGTTACATATGTAGCAAACGCAATTTCTAACGCTATATCAGATTTAACAAATAACGCACCAGCAATATTAGATACTCTTGCTGAACTGGCAAATGCCATTAACGATGATGGAGAGTTTTATTTAAGTATAGCAAATACTATTAATAATAGTTTAGATGCTGCTAATGAATACACAGATAATAACATAAATACTTTAGCAAACAATGTTGCAGAACAAGCAGAACTACTAGCAAACACTGTTGCAAATAACCTTGCAAATGCAGTTGATACATTAACAAGTTCTATTGGAAATGTTGCAGGAAATCTAGAAGAAGAATTATTAGTTGTAGGAAACACAATAGCAAACGCAATCACAGATTTAGAAGAATACACAGATAATGCAATTTCAGATCATAATCTAGAAACATTAAATGTGCACGGTATATCAAATACAGCAACACTTGTAACATTAACAGATTTAAGTAATCACGAAACTGACACATCAAACGTACATGGTATCACAAATACACTAGCAATAGTGTTTACAGATGATGCAAGACTTTCTGATGCAAGAACACCACTTGATAACTCTGTTACAAATAACTCTATATCAGGAACAATCAATCAAGATAAAATTACAAACCTTGCAACAACACTAGGAAATCTAGCATCTCTTTCAGGTGCAGCCTTTACTGGTAACGTTTCAACAACTGGTAATTTAACAGTAGACGGAGATTTCACTGTAAGTGGATCTAACGTTCTTGTGTCTGCAACACAAATTCAAATAGAGGACACTTTACTACAACTTGGTCACACAAATGCTAACAACGTAACAGATCTAGGTTTGGTGGTTTCTTATAATGATGGAACACAAAAACATGCTGGTATCGTCAAAGACGTTACAGATAGCAAATGGAAATTGTTTGATGGTGTTACATCAGAACCTGGAACAACAGTTAACTTTGGACAAGGTTCACTAGATGTCTTGGCACTTTTGACACTTGAGGCAAACTCAATCACTGCAACATCAGATATCACTGCAAACGGAATCGTATTTGCAGACGGTACACAAAGATTAGAAGGTGTACCTTCACGGACACCAATTGTTCAAAAGACAGCAAGTTATACTTTGTCAGCATTGACTGAAAGAGACAACTTGGTAGAAATGGATAATGCTAGTGCAACAACACTAACTATTCCTCTTAATTCAGCAGTAGCCTTCCCAGTTGGAACATCAATTGATATTCTTCAAACTGGTGTAGGTCAAGTAACAATCGCAGGAGACGCAGGAGTAACAGTAAATGCTACACCAGGTCTCAAATTACGTACACGGTGGTCATCTGCTACTCTTTTCAAGAGAGCAACTAACACCTGGGTTGTATACGGCGATTTAACTGCATAACAGTTTGATATAATAATACTAAGGAGATAACATGGCGATAGGTAAAAAAGCAGGTAGAAAGTCACAGCAGGCTAATGACTTTTTAGAACCACAGCAACCAACAATTACTTCAGCAACTAACGTTGGTACAGGTCGGGCTTTTAATAATGGTGCAGTTGATGTATCATTTACACTACCAGTAAATTCTCCAGCAGCAACAGGTTTTACAGTGACTTCAAGTCCTGGATCTCTTACAGCAACAGGTGCAACTTCTCCGTTGCAGGTTACAGGATTATCATCAGATACAAGTTATACTTTTACAGTTGTTGCAACTAATGCATCAGGTAACTCGATTGCTTCAGCAGCATCAAGTTCAGTAACTGTGACAACAGTACCTGCAACACCTGCAGCACCAACTGCATCATCACCAAACGCTGATCAAGATCAAATTTCATGGACTGCACCAGCAAATGGTGGATCAGCAATTACAAATTATTACTGGGAATCAACCGACAGTAAAAATGGAAATACTGGAACAGGAACCAGTGCATCATTGGGACAAGAACCAGGAACAGCACAACGGTACAAGGTTCGGGCAACTAACGCTAACGGAAACTCAGAATTTTCTGCACTATCAAATGAAGTAACTACAACATTTTCTTTCGTACCCTTTGGTGTATTTGGTTTCTCACCATTTACAGTGTTTGGTTTCTCACCATTCAACGTATTCGGTTTCTCCCCATTCAGAGTATTTGGTTTCTCACCATTTAGAGTATTTGGTTTTTCACCAACTACATATTGTGTAGACGAAGATGCACCAGTTCTTACAACAACTGGAAATAAAAAAGCAAAAGATATTGAACTTGGAGACATGTTAATTGTAAAAGCATTTGAAGAAATGCCTATTGGAGATTTACCTAAAGTTATTTTTTGGAAAAAGAAGGGTAATTTAACAAATTATAGAGAATTAGAAGCACAAGTAACTAAGATTACACCAACAACAGTACACGAAACTGTTATGTTTAACAATAATCCAGATATGAGATTTTCTTTGTTAGAAGATATGTTTGTAATTAAAAATGGTATGTATCAATTCATATCTTCAAGAGAAATACAACCTGGAGATAAGATAATCACAAGAGACTCTTTAATGGTAGTAGAAACTGTTGAAATAGTTAACGAAGAAAGAACTGTTTATAGTTTTGGAAGATATCCAATTGGATTGGTCATAGCAGGGGGATTAGTTCATTATAATGAATTTGCTCCTGAAGAAATAGAAGTGCCAGAAGGTTGGACAGGACCAATTTACTAAGACATTATTTACCATATGCTACAATAGTTGTAAGCAGATAGGAAAATAATGAGACAAGGTCCACCACCAGAATTACGTGGTATTCAAGAATCAATTAAGCCACACAAATTTTTTGAAAGACATCTAAATAATGATTTAGATTTATTAGCAAATGAATTAACTGATAGATATCAAAGTATTGAAAAAGTAGAACTAGACGGTATTACTCCAGTTAATAGTAAAGATTATTGGCAAGAGTCTGGTAGCGTTTCTACAGTTAAATGGAGAGAATATAACGTATTTCAATTTCATATTGATGGTATATATGAGTTATATAAAAATATTCAAGACATGACGAAAGAGGCTTGTGAATATTATGAGATAGATTTTGAAAAACAAAGATTTATGTTGCAAGGATGGTTTAATATAAATCATACCAAAAAAGGAAAACTAGACTGGCATGATCATGGACATACTGGTGCTCCAAATAATTTTCATGGATATTACTGCGTAAAAGCAGAACCATCATCAACTTATTATAGAGTTTTTGGTAAAGATATGGAAAATAAAAATATTGATAATCGTGCTATTTTTTCAGAAATGGGACATCCTCATGCACAAGGTGATTGGGATTGGGAAGGACCAAGAATTACAGTTGCATATGATGTTGTAACTTTGGAAGAGTTAAAACATGCTGGTAAAGATCATGAGCAACACTGGATACCTTTGATATGATAAAGGAAAAACCAGAACATAAATTTTTTGAAAGATATGTTGACAATGATCTAACGCAACTTTCAAGATATTTGTTAAAACTTGAAAAAGATTTATTTGAAGGGGTCTATCCAAAAGTTTCTAAAGAATTTGCTAATAATATTGGTGGTGTTCATAATTTAGGAACAAAGTTTAATATTTTTCAATGCTATAACCCACAAATTCACAAGTTGTTTTCTGCACTTAGAGAACTAACTATAGAGGCTTGTGAGTATTACGATATTGATTATAAAAAACAATCTTACATGGTTCAGGGTTGGTTTAACACAGACGGAATAGCAGAACCACCAATTAATGAATCAACTCATTATCACGATCATCTAGGTGGTACTGGTGCACCAAACTTTCATGGTTATTACTGTGTAGATGCTGAGCCATCTTTTACTTATTATAAAATTGGTGGTCAAGATAAAGAATCAATTCAAAATATTAACAAAAACAATAGAGCCATATTGTCAGAAACTGGTCACCCACATGGAATAGGTCCTTGGCCTTTTGATAAACCAAGAATTACTATTGCTTATGATATATCTCCAGTTACTCATATGAGTGGAAGTGAATTACAACATTGGGTTCCTTTACCTTAAACAAGATTTTTTGTTTTATTGTTGGTCATAAAATAAAGAGTACTACTTGTCCATATACTAAAAATACATACACGTTATGTGAACGTTGTAGTCCAAAACAACATACAGCAATGTCGTTTCACTAACGCACAAATCAAACACATGCAGTGTTTTTAGTTTTAATAAACTCTGCTATACTTAGTACTTATTCAATTTCATTTAATTAGGAGAAATCAATGTCAGACTTTTTTAGTTTTAAACTTCCAGAGGATTTTATTACAAAATATGTAACTATGGATAGCCCATTTGGGTTTAGCGATGCTGGAAACAACTCTTTAGGTGAAATTACTTTTATTAGAACTTATTCTCGTGTTAAAGAAGATGGAACCAAAGAAAGATGGTACGAGGTTTGTAAACGTGTAATCGAGGGTATGTATTCAGTACAAAAGAATCATGCAAAAGAAAACAGATTACCATGGAATGACTATAAGGCTCAAAAGTCTGCTCAAGAAGCATTTGATCGTATGTTTAATCTTAAATGGACACCACCAGGTCGCGGTATGTGGGCTTTTGGAACCCCCATGACAATGGAAAAAAGGAACTCTGCAGCCCTTCAAAACTGTGCCATGGTATCTACTAAGGATCTGGACAGAAACGACCCAGGAGCACTGTTTGCGTGGGTTATGGATGCCCTTATGCTAGGCATTGGAGTTGGTTTTGATACCGTTGGACAAGATAAAGAATTTTCTATATATTCACCATTAGAAACTGAATCAGTTTATGAAATTCCAGATACTAGAGAAGGTTGGGTTGAGTCTGTTAGATTATTATTAAATTCATATTTAAGACAAGGCCAAGCAAAACAAAAATTTAACTATGATTTAGTAAGACCATTTGGTGCCCCAATTAAAGGTTTTGGCGGTACAGCATCAGGACCAGAACCATTAATAAAATTACATAATCAAATTGATATTGTTATTGGAGGCAGAGCAGGAGAAAAACTTGACTCTAGAGCCATAGTAGATGTTGTTAACTTAATTGGAACTTGTGTTGTTGCAGGAAATGTTCGTAGATCAGCAACACTAGCATTGGGTTCTGCTGAAGATAAAGATTTTATTAATTTAAAAAATCCAGATATATTTCCAGAAAGAAATTCATTTGATTCAAAGAATCCAGGTTGGGCTTGGATGTCAAATAATTCTATTTCAGCAACAGTAGGTACTAAGTATGAAGATTATGTAGATTTGATAGTTAATAATGGAGAACCAGGTTTTATATGGTTAGATGTTGCTAGAAACTATGGTAGATTAAAAGATCCAGCAGATCATAAAGATTATAGAGTTATGGGTTTTAATCCATGTGCAGAACAACCATTAGAATCTTATGAACTATGTACATTAGTTGAAGTTCATTTAAACAGACATAAAGATAAAGAAGATTTTTTAAGAACATTAAAGTTTGCATACCTATATGGAAAAACAGTTACTTTGGTTCCAACTCATTGGCAACAAACAAATGGCATTATGCAACGTAATAGAAGAATCGGAACTTCTTTAACAGGCATTGCTTCTTTTTCAGATAAACATGGTTTGCCAATAGTTCGTGAATGGATGGATGAAGGATATTCAAATATTAAAAAATATGATCATCAATATTCAGAATGGTTATGTGTTCGTGAATCAATAAGGGTTACAACAGTTAAGCCATCTGGTAGCGTAAGTATTCTTTCTGGAGCAACTCCAGGAGTTCATTGGGGTCCAGGTGGAAAGTTCTTTATGAGAGCAATTAGATTTGGTGAATCTGATCCTATGGTTCATTTATTTAAGGCTGCTGGATATAAAATAGAAGATGATGTTGTTTCTGCAAATACAAAGGTTGTTTATTTTCCAATTGCTTCAGAACATGAAAGAGCAGAAAAAGATGTTAGTCTTTTTGAAAAAATTGCTCTTGCAGCGACTGCTCAAAAATATTGGTCAGACAATGGTGTGTCAGTAACTTTATCTTTTGATAAAGAGACAGAGGCTAAGTATGTTGCTCCAGCCTTGCACATGTACGAAGGACAATTAAAGGCGGTATCATTCTTACCCATGGGAAACACGGTATATCCACAACAACCTTATACAGAAATTACTGAAGAAGAGTATAATAGTTATGTAGGAAAGATTGCTAAAATTAACTGGGACGCTATCTACGATGGAGTAGAAAATCTAGAAGCACAGGGTGAGGCATACTGTACTACAGATGTTTGTGAAATAAAGATAGGTTAAGATGGAAGATTTTAAGTCTCAAATCAAGTATGTTAAGGGTTTTATGAACCCTCAAGAAGCAGGTTTGGTAACAGAATATGCAAAAAAACATATTGAACTATTTTCTAATTATGGTAACGAAGAGCAAGAGTTTACAGTTCATACCTATCATGAAATACAGGGATTAGATCCTGCTCTTCTTAATACAATTCAAAATGTTGCATTGAGGGTTTATGATTTTGTTTCAAATAACTATGATTCTGAATTTGAAAATTTTATTGATGAAAAAACACATATCGCAAAATTTGTTGAAGGAAGAGGAATGCATGAACACTTTGATGCTTCTAGGCCAAAAGATATAGCAACTTTAGTTTATTTAAATGATGAATATCAAGGTGGAGACATATACTTTCCAAAATATGAAATGTCTTTTAAGCCAGAACCTGGAGATCTATTATGTTTTCCAGACAATATAAACTTTATTCACGGTGTTAAGCCAATAGTTAAGGGAACAAGGTTTACATTACCTCGTTGGTTTACACGCATTGTGTGATAAAATAGACTAGGAGAACCTATGTCTAACCCATCCAATCTTTATGCAGAAAAAATTTTTTCAGAGCATCCAATATCACTCTGGGCATTAGACGATAAATCTGATTATGTAATGCTGTTAGATGCAGGACAAAAAGATATAAGTTCTTGGACAGTCTCTGATTGTACGATTTCAGAAGAAACCAGCATATCTACTCAACCATTTCTTACAGAATCTTTATATAAAGTAACTGGTATACCTTCTACAACTATAAACAAAGTTGCAGTTTTAACCAGTGGTACTTTATTTAATTTTCAAGATCTTAGTTCAGAGTTAGACACTTTTGCCATATCTTGTTATTTTTATTCAAACAGTTTACATCTTAATTCAGTAGCAATAGGATATAAGTATACTGATGTCATTACAGGTAACCCAGTTGAGGTTTTAAAAAATGTTCCAATATCTGTAAATAATAAATGGTTTTTGTTGTCAGAAACATTTAAGATTATTAATCAAAATACAACAGTTCAAGCAATAATAAAAATAGGATATTCTGCTAGTGTTAACGGAAGCGAAGCCTATGAGTTTTTTTTAAATGGTTTATCAATAGGTCAATGGTCAGAAGAGTTTCAAAACTATTCTATTGGTTCAGATGTTGTAAACATTCCATCTAATATATCAATAGAAACTTCTGAAGGAATTGTAGCAAGATCATATGGGTCAGATGCAAATTATGGATATTATCTTGTTAATAATAATAAAGTGTATGCACAAAATTTTGGTGTTCCTTTAGTTTATGGTGCTTCAAACGTTACAAAACTATTTCCAAATATTAACGAAGATGAGACGGCAAAACCATCTATAATATTTCCAGGTTTTGGATTTTTAAATGATTCTGGAAGATACAATAATTATACTGTAGAAATGTGGATAAGGGTTGGGGTTGACACTTTAGAAAGCAAAAGAATATTTGGTCCAATAAATTCTAATGACGGTTTATATGTAGATGATTGTTTTATTACTTTAGTTGTAGACAATAACTTTAAATCTGTTTATGTTGGAGAGTGGTTTAGACCAATGTTAATTCAGATAGTATATTTAGAAAATAAAGTGTTGTTATTTTTAAATGGTGAAAAAGTTGCAGATTTAAATATTAATAACTCTACAATAAATCTTTTATCAAAACTAGACGAAGCAGATAAAGATCAAGATTGGCTTGGATTTTACTCTTATGAAAACGTTTATCCATTTGAACTAGATTGTTTTGCTATATATCCTTATGTAATACCAGAAATAATTTCAAAAAAGAGATGGGTCTACGGTCAAGCAGTACAGAGTCTTGAATCTGTAGACTCTTCTTATAGTGGAAAATCAGCACACATAGATTACTCTTTTGCAGACTATGGTACAAATTACCATTATCCTAATATTGGAAAATGGGAACAGGGAAAAATAGACAATTTAAGTTATAGCAATAGTCATTTAAGTACTCAGGATTATGAACTTCCTAACATAACAATAGGTAATAGTGTTGCAATTAATGATTGGTATACCGATTTATCAGAACTTCAAGATGAAGATAATCTTTGGGCTAGTTTTTTAACTTATACTGGTTCATATACTTTTAATAATTTTAATATTTTAAATGAAGAAATTGCTTCTTTGCATGGTGTTTTTAAAACAACGTCACTATTAAATTCAACAATTCTGTTAATTAAAAATAAAAACAACTCAGATTTCTTTTCAATAGAAACAACAGGAGTGGGAGGTTTAGTATATAAAATTAACGTATCAGGAACAGAGACAATACTTCATGAAACTACATATCAACAAAACGCATATCTTGAAATTGGTGTATATTTAGAAGATTTAATTTCTACATTTGGAAATGATGTTGCAACGTTTTTTGGTAACAAAGATTCTTTAAAACTTACATTATTGAATAATGAAGATGGAGATTCTTGTTTTGATCAAAACATGTATAGATTTGGATTATCAACAAAAAATAATCACAAAATTTTTTCTTCACAATTTCAAGCAAATGGAATAATTAAAGATGACAGCAATATAAATGTGCACCTTGCTCACAACTTGGCTAGTTACACTCTTCACCCAACAGTAAAATATAATAAATATTATCTTGACATAGGTATTGCTGGATATTGGGAAGACTATGTTCCATTAAAATATTTTGCAAAATATACAACAAATTCATCTGGTAAAAAAGAATATAGTTTGGATTATATTCAGTATAATATCAACTTTCCGTCACCATCTATTTTTAAAGTTGTTGAAAATGCAGGTGGGTGGACATATGGTCAGTTAGATGAAAAATTTGCAGTACCAGTACAGCAGTCTTATGAAGTTTTAGATAATTCTTTGTTTAGCGGGTATAATAATTATGAAGATTTACAGTATAATAGATCAGATCTAAGTTATGAGTATGATTCAGTTAACTCACTAGTTCAGTCTTATGTATCTTTTCAGTTTACAAAAACAGGCATAAATAAATCTTTTGAATCATTTACAACAATTGCTCCAGCCTTAAAAAGCGGTATATTAAACCTAGACAATTACCCAGATTGGCAAAATACTATATTTTTAGTTGAAAACGATACAATCATTTATCCACCTTCATCTGTTAGTTTCGAAAGTTTATCAATGTCCACACACTTAAAGTTTAATGTAAGATCAACTATTAATAGAAAGATAAAGATTAAATCATTAGAGTTTTCATCTAGATCATTAGAAGAAAATGCTTCTACCCCAATTAGTACAAAAACTGGAACTAAGTTGTATCCGTATATAAAGAATGGAATTTATAATGACTATAAGGGAAAAAATCCAATAAGCATTTACAAACATTCTAACCCATACCTATACCTAACTAGATATTCTGGAGTAAAATTAAAAGGTGATTTTAATTATTATCAAAATAGGGGTCTAAGTATGCCAATTAATGAAAACAAGGACACACTCTTTTCCGTATCAACTATACAGTTAGCAATTAAAAATGATAATTTTGAGTTTACCTATACTCCAGTTCAAATATTTCAAATAAATACGGTTGAATCAACGGTTAATTTTTACGTAGTTTCAAATGGAGACTCTGGACAAAGAGGCAAGATCTATGCTATTGATTCAAAGACTGGTCAGTTACAGAATGGAATATCTTACTACTTAAATGGAGTGTTAGTTGCAAATCCAGTAATAGATTCTAAAAACTGGTATTTTTTAAGCGTATCGTTTGCAACACCACTTAAATTTAACTCATATACTGGATCTATAAACCTTAATGGCCCATTAATATATAATCACATATCTTACTATAAGTTAACTGGATTACAACAAAGACAGAGTTCTATAACTAGAATTTGGGATGAGGTAAAGCAGCAATATGTGCTTGGAGCAGAGGAACCATTTGATTTTGATTGGGAGTTTTGGAATGAAGGATATTTATGGTTTGGAGTATTAATTAAGACATCTTCTTCAGATTTTGGTAATATTCCATCTAATATTTATAAAACTTATATGGGTACAAACAAAATTATAGTAGGAAATGATGGAGAAAAGCAATTAGTGGCAAAGAGTTATGAAAATCCTATCTATATTGGTTCCTCATGGCAACAGTATGTCCTCAATCCAACATAATATGGTATACTAATGGTTATGAATAATCAAAATCCAAACAAAAAAAGAAAACCTCGTATGAAAGGCCAAATTGGCGACTCTAAAATAACCTTTATTGAAAAGAACTATGATTGGGGCGTTTATGTTTGGAAAAGAGCCAATGGTAAGTGGTTCACTGATGGAGAGGGTAATATTTTAAATATACCAGCCGTAAAACACGATATTGCCGCTTTAGCCGAAATAAAAAAGACAGCAGCATATTATGGAGAACCAGATGGAGAGGCTGTATTTTTTCCAGGTATGGGAAGAGTATCAGACGAAGAGTATTCCGAACAAGTAGATAGAATGAAAGCAGGATTAATTCCTAACCTTAATGATCTTGGTGCAGTGGCAGCAGCCAAAGCAACAATTGCTAAATACGGTGATGAAGAATAATGAGTGAAGAATTTAACTATGTTATTGGTGCTAGGATAGACGAAAACGAACAAGCAGTTAATGCATTTGCTGGTTCAGACCCATTTAGCAAAAACTGGGAAGAGTTAAAAAACTATTCTGGTTTGGATAATAACTTTAAACGTCGTGCAGCAAGAATGTCAAAGGCTCTAGTAGATACAACCCAACAATCTTATATTGACAGATCAATCGCAGTTCCACAAGGTATTGATGGTGCTCGCTCTAATCAGATAAATCCTGGTAACGTATTTAGAAATGGTTATGGACTATTTGACGTAATCACACCACCATGGAATGTTTATGAACTTGCCAACTACTATGACACATCCTTTGCAAACCATGCAGCCATTGATGCTAAGGTTGAAAATATTGTAGGTTTAGGATATGATTTTGATATATCAAAAAGAACAATGCTCAAATTAGAGAATTCCTCAAATGACGAATCAGTAAGTCGTGCAAGAAACAGAATTGAAAGAGCAAAAGTAGAGTTACGTGATTGGCTAGAAAGTTTAAACGCAGATGACTCTTTTACCACAACAATGGAAAAGATATACACAGATGTTCAAGCAATTGGTAATGGATACATGGAAATTGGTAGAACCACTCGTGGTGAAATTGGATACGTTGGTCATATTCCAGCAACCACAATGCGTTGTCGCAGACTAAGAGATGGATTCGTACAAGTTATTGCAAACAAGGTAGTTTACTTTAGAAACTTTGGTGCTACAAATTCAAACCCAGTAACTGAAGATCGTAGACCAAACGAAATTATTCATTTTAAACAATACTCACCATTAAACACATTCTATGGTGTTCCAGACATTATTTCAGCAATATCATCTCTACACGGTGATCAACTGGCTTCACAATACAACATTGACTACTTTGGTAACAAGGCAGTTCCAAGATACGTAGTAACCATGAAAGGTGCCAAACTATCTGCAGACGCAGAAGATAAGATGTTTAGATTTTTACAAACTGGATTAAAGGGTCAAAACCATAGAACTTTGTACATACCTCTTCCTGGAGATACAGAAAATAACAAGGTAGAGTTTAAGATGGAGCCTATTGAATCTGGAGTACAAGAGGGATCATTTAAGGAATATAGAAAACAAAACCGTGATGACATCTTGGTAGCACATCAAGTACCGCTTTCAAAACTAGGTGGATCAGACTCAGGGGCAATTGCAGCAGCATTGGCTCAAGATAGAACATTTAAAGAGCAGGTAGCCAGACCAGCACAGGCTCAACTAGAAAAACAAATTAATAAGATCATACGCGAGAAACAAGACGTACTAGAGTTTAAGTTTAATGAACTTACTTTGACAGATGAAATAGCACAATCACAAATTCTTGAAAGATATGTAAAAACACAGATTATGATGCCTAATGAGGCAAGAGTGGCACTGGGTCTTCCACAAAGAGACGGTGGAGATGAACCATTTGTAGCCAAACCAGAGACTATGAATAATGATGCCAATCGTGCAAGAGATGGCGAAAGACTTAACAATCAGTCCGATGGATCTGCAACTGTAAGTGGTAGAAATCCAAAGGGCGAGGGTAGATCTTCAACCTAGTTACACTGTTTATAACATGTTTATAACTTGTGTATAAAAGGGCTCTATAATGTATAGTACGATGTCTATATTAAAAGCCCAATGGAATACAGAAGGCGAGAATGTCCGCCTTTCTATGCCTTTTAGTAAGGTTGATAAAGAACGCCGCATTGTTTCAGGCTTTG